CTTCTTTAACTTTTTAGCCATTATCAACCCACTTAGCAGGCTTCAAGGTGATAGCCGATTGAACCAGATCATTCAGCTTCTCTTCATTAGGCTCAAAGCCGGTAATGATGCAGAAGAATTGCAGTGTCTTCAGGTATGGCTTAAGCCACCATGCCACCTTCACTTCACACGTAAACCTGCCGATTTTAGCCATGGATTAACCCCACAACAGAGCGTGAACAATCTTAGCTTGGGTCTTTGCGAATCTTACATTGCCGCGACCAGATTGATGAATAACTACAGTACTGCCTACCCTTTGAATGCCCACCGATACTGAACCATGTTTAATTTCTACAACTGAAACATCTTCACATCTTTCTGCATTAATGATTTTCATTTTATTACCTCGAATTTTATTGATGGAGATACACTGAATTTGCTCTTTGCGGCAGGCTTATACCCCATTTCTCCGCGAGCAATGCGAACAGCATTTTCATCATATCTTTCACGCTGCTTTTTCTTTATCTTGCCAGCATTCATGACTTCCATTGCATCACCTCAGGCACTGATTGCGGATGTAATCCTGCAAGTAATTTACTTGGCCGCTGACTGTGTTGATTCGCTGTCTGAGGGTGAAATAATCCCGCTGAGCGGAGTCAGTAAGTCCGGCGGTGGCATCATCGCCCACGCTGCTGGCTCCGGCCTTTGGCTTGCAGGTGGCGTTGACGCGCAGCCGCTTAGCACCAGAAGCAACATCAGACTGCAACTGATCGATAGTTTCTTTGGCATCAGATAATTCCTTCGTGTATTTGGCATCCAGAATAGCAACGTCGCGCTGCCTGGTCTGCATGTCTTTGATGGTGTCGGTAGCGAGCTGTAGCTCCTTGACTGACTCGGCATATTTCCCGTGATAGTAATAAGCGCAGAACGCCAGCAGGAATGATGCGATCAACAGAGCAATGGCTGATTTTATTGCCATAAGCACACCTCGCGCTCAATATCTCGGCGATTAATGAGACCCTTCCATTTCTGACCACCAGCATAAACCCATTTCTTCAGCTCATCGCAGGCGCCAAACTTATCGCCAGCATTAATCTTGCGCAGCATGGTAGATGATTTGAAGTTGCCAACACCGACGTTGTACACGAATGAATAAATTGCGCCTGTTGTTGCGACTGGCAGCGGGCGTTTAATTAGAGGGTCAACTTGTGATGCAACGATGGTTAGATCTTTCTTGAGCAGGGCGTCACACTCGGCATCGCTGTAGTATTTGCCCCAGTTGATATCTTTGCCAGTATGCCCATCACATACCGTAATTACTCCAACTACGTCTTTATATGGTTTGTGAATCCTTCCTTCCAGCCCGTCGTTACCATTTGGTCCAGTGATTAGCATCCCAGCTACAGCAATAGCCCCAGCAGATACAGAGCCAAGCAATCCCTTTTTCCACGCAGGGCTAATAGCCATTATTTATCTCTCTCAGGTGGTGATTGAATAACGCCACGATTAAGAGCAGATTCATATGCCCGCATGGCGGCATCATATGTTTTTGCTCTCCGATTGCTGTAGTACGTGTTAACCAGGAACGTGGCGACACCGATAATAATACCGCTGATTACGGCGGCTTGATTCCAATCAACAGATCTAAACCACTCTGCCATACCGCCAGTCACAAGACCTCCTGACGTTACATAGCTTGCTGCCGATGTTAGTTTGTCAGCCATGTTTTTCATTTCCACCCCCTATAGGGGACCGGTTCAATTAGGAACAATCTCAGCCAAACACAGAACCGATCGGGTTAGACTCATATTGCGATTAGAGTTACCTTCCCGAAAAACCCAATGCCTGCTTAATGATTATGCAACGTTATAACGTATAATGGCAAATTACACCCAAAAAAAAGCCCTCATTAAGAGGGCAAATAGACACTAGGCGATTATGTTATTAACAGCACCTGAGGTAGCAGGTTAGTTGTGTGGTGACCGGTGCTGATCTCCGGCTTGCGTGGGGGGTACCGGTTTATTTCTCCACGCTACACTAGGACGCCATGAGCTTACGCTCGCCCCGCTCCATCGCGCATCAGCCTGCGCATTCACCACAACGGAAAGAGCACTGCATTGATCTTTCTGCATCGACATTTAACTCCGCTGAACCCAATCTAGTGCTCTTACCTGTTGTGCTCTGTCTTCTTCCAGAGTGCCAAGCCTAATCGTCAACGCGGCTAACGTCATACACGGGAGTTTAAACCCTGACTTCATCATTCGCTTTTATGCCTGGAGTTCACTGCATGGCTAAGGTCACGCAGTATAGATACCCAGAAAGCTAACGCCCATGATGCGCAGGCGGTTTGAATTGGTGGCTGGTAGCCACTGCGACGCAGACTTCCTAACTGTTTTTAATATTAGCCGCACAATTCCGTTTGTGCAACTTATTTATTTGTTAATTAATCTTACTTTGCGCCTGTAACGCTTGCAGCCTTGCTCACCGACTGCACGCCATCGGCATCAGACACGGTCAGGAAATATTGACCAGCTTCAAGCACCTTCAGGCTGAATGTGGAATCTGGAATGTTTACCACCTGCATACCGTCTTTGTACCATTTCACGGAGTAGGGAGCCTTGCCTGCTTTAGCTTCTGCTGTCAGCGTATCGCCAACCACTGAATCAACCGGCTGTTTTGAGATATATACCGCGCCAGCATCAGGCAGATATGGAAGCTCGTAATTTGTGCCAGAAAAACCAGATACAACAGCCAGCCCAGTTTTATCTGCATATGGCATTTCATCTAGAGCTGCACCAAGGATGGACTCATCTGCAATGTAAACTACATTGGAACCAGAAGATGATACGCGCTTATATTGAACCACGCGACGCTCCGGCACATCAGTAACCTCGAAAAATCCACTCATTGTTAATCTCCACCGTATAAGTAATCAGCGACCTTTTGGTCTGCTGCTGCCATTTGTTTTAATGTTAATGGTCGTCCAAATCCATCTACCGATGCCTGCCTGAACTCATCTGGCGTCATGCCTGCATTGCGGAATATCTTCCCTCTTGTGGGTCCCAGCGCCTCATCCTGAAACCATGCCGGTTGAGTCTTGAGGAAATCATAGTATGTCATATCTGCGCTAACTTGCGTCCCACCATCAGCGCCTTTTGCTGCGCGCTTGGCGCCCACATCAAGAAAGTCGAAGCTGTCATCTATCTTGGGAATGGTTGTGCTTCTGCAATTTGGGTGAGCTGGCGGCTTGGGCTTGAACTTGTCGGTCATTAGGTAAACATGCCCGTCACGTGATCTGCATATGGTTGATGTGCGGCTATCTAGCGTTGATACCCACTCATAACCCTCTACGATGTCAGAGTTCTTATCATATACAGCTTCTCGCGCTACATTGGATACATGAGCAACAGCGGTACGCACGATGGTCTTTGCGTTGCGCTCGGACACATCAATAAGACCACCGGCACCTACAACTTGCTTAACAATGTCTCGAGTTGTTTGGCCTTGTACAAAACCAAGCTTAACGCCTTGCACCAGCCTGGATACTTCTACCGGCGACCAGTCAGCTAACCATTTACTGAAATCATTAGGCTTTTCACTAAGCGCCATCGGCTCAAATCTGATGGCTGCCCACACCTGTTCCGGCGATGGCGATGTGAAATTTGCATCAACGTTTTTATTCAGTGTTTCAGTAGTCCACTTTGACTCGTAAATGCTCAAGTCTTTGAGGTCAGCAATAAGCTGATCATCCCAATCACCGGTAATGCCATAAAGTACATCTTCCATGTCGCGCAGCATGGCTTGGAGTCGCGCTTTTGTTCGACTGTCATCGCCAAACTCAAGAACTCTGCTACGAATTTCGTTGCGCATAAGCTTGATGAATGGAGCTACATCACCCGCCTCTTTCGAGGCTAGGCGCTGCAGATATATTTGATGGCTGATGAATGCGTTAGGGATTGTCATTTATTGATTGCCAGATAGATTAAAAATACAACCATCAGTATCAACGGGTAGCAAGGCATTGATAGATTTGCAAACCAGCGCCAAATCACGCTTATGATTCTCATTGAGCCACCTGCTGCTGTTGTTCGCTTGCCGTAGTCGCCGTCGCTGGAATATCCCCAGTGACAGTGGATGTTGCAGCAGGCACTGGCTGGTCAGCGATTGCACCTTGAATCTGCTCGTTAGTCCAGTTGGTAACTCCGGCCTGTCGCAACGCCTCGTAATATGCCGTGGCAGGCAGAAGTCCAGCGTTAATGTCAGCCATCCATGCCGCACGGTCTTGTGCTGTCATCTGCTGGAGGAAGAATTCAGTATTAAGCTTGAACTCAATCTCTACTCCCTCACTGATTCCCATCATGCCAGCAACCCATTTAAGAGCGCGAGTGTATGCCTCGCTCACGTTATTGGAGATGGTTGCCATTACCGACGTATCCGCTCCACGCTGCAATCGAGCTGATTCAGCGGTGATCTGCTGAGTAGGGGTGATTAGCTGAGCACCAATCTGGATTGCTTGCGTCTCCTTGCTGAGCATGTTCTCTTTCGCAAGGTTGTTAGGGTCTGCCTGAATCAACTCAGCACTACCGCCAGACCCCATATTGTGACCGGTTCGAGAACCCATCTTAATGCCATTAGGGTTTGCCTCCTTTAATTGCTCAGGGCTCATGAACTCGCTAGGGTAAATGAACAGCGTAGGCTGCCCAACCACAAAGCTTGACTCCTCATTGTCAGCGGAGTTTCGGAAATGCCCGATGTTCAGCTCAGCCAATGGGAGTAGCGGAGCATCATCAATGGTTGAGTCGTTATTGCTTGCGCCAATGAAAGTGAATGGGATTTCGTCCACTGGCACATTGCCAAGATTGGGGAAAATCTCGTACTCATCACCGGAAGTCGCGTTGAACTGATCAGTTTTCTGACCGAGCAATTCGATTGTTGCACCAACGATCTCGTCGTTGTATACCTTCATATCTGATAAAGCCATGATTTATATCCTTACTTGAATTTTTCAGTTAGACGCTTGTTGATATCGGCTCGCGTTTTATCGATGCCGGTCAGTTGAGAATTGCTAGTGGCCCCGCCATTTGCATTCTTATTACCGCCAGCCCCGCCGCCGGTTGCCGCATCAGCTTTCATCAGATGCGAAAATGCTTTGTGTTCACGCAGATATTTGCGGAACTGTTCCGGTTCCGTAGTAATGACCTTGCCATCTGCACCGACAAACTTAGTCACCACTTCGTCGCCATCGAACTCTGTTTTGACCAGCAATGAAAGCACATCCGCAGCACTCGGATCAACGAAATCACCCAAGAATGAGTTGATTACGCTCTTGCGCTCGCTGCCTAAGATGCGCTCTTGCATTACTGATAAGCGCTTATCACGCTCTGCCAGTTGTGGCTCATACTGACCACGAATCGTTTTCTCGAACTCCTCAAGCTTGCCAGAACTCTTTGCTGCCTCTTGCTGTGCCAGAATGCGCTGAGCTTCTTCATCTTTAGCGCGCTGAGCTGCAGACTTCTTCTCACCCAGCAGTTCATCATTCTTGGTCTTCAGGCCAGCAATTGCAGCATCTAATTCTGCCTGGGTATAGGTCTTAGTCTCTGCAGCCGGAGCTGCCGGATTATCACCACCCTCAGGATTTTGAGCTTCCATATACATCTTCATAAAACGATTCATCAGTATGCCCCCAAGGCAATTAAACTATGCGGCCCAGCCGCTTCAAATGTATGTTATATCATTGCATGTGCAGTGGCAAATTACGTGGATGCCGCTGCCTCAACGTGAGACATCATGAAGTTATTCACCTGCTTTGCAATCCATCCGGTTAAGTATGCTAGCGGCTCTTGGTTGTCCACAGTTGTTATCACGCCAACCAGTTCAAGAATCCTCCATGCAGCATGGACCGACTCATGCGCCAATGTCTCAGTGCAGTAATCATCAAGAGTCCTGAACGCCATTGCAACATAGTGAATTCCATCTTCCGAAGAGCATACGCAGACGTGAGCTGAGTAGTTATCATTCATTCCATCATAGCCGTTGAACTTAGCTTCAGCGGCGCGCGTCGGGAAGCACATGAATGTGACACCGTAAAGTGGAATGGTTAATTC